TGGTTGACGGATCTGGCGCCACGGTCGAGTTCCAGGCCGCGCAGTCCGGCGAGTTCGACTACGTGTACAACTTCGCCCCGGGCGCAACAGGCACCTGGCGCTGGGTCGCCAAGGCCCCTGGGCGCGAGCACGCGACGGGAACGTTCACTCCGGGAGCCGGCGGGGCGTTCTCCTACGCCCCGGTGCTCACCCAGAAGCTCACCCCGAGCGGAGACCCGATGTACACCGGCACGACCAGCGCGCTGGCGTCTGTCAGCATCCCCGGCACGACGAACGCATACATCGACATCGGGGACGGCACCGCCCCGCTGCAAGAATCGTTCAACGAGACCGAGTTGGCCTTGGTGACACAGGCCGGCCTGGAGTGGCTTGCCGCCGGCAAGGACGACGTGTCGGTCTTCGACTCGGGTTCCGGTGACTACCTGTTCCTGACCGCCGGCTGGCGGTTGCGCCGGGCGTCCGCGGGAGACGCCAATGCGGCCATCGAAGCCTACGTGACCAGCGCGGACGGCGGGATCGTGGACGACACGAACGGGCCAGTGCTGTACCTCACGTCGAACACGCCTGCCGCGATCGCGGCTGCCGTGTGGGCCTACATCGACCGCGAGCTGACGCAGGCCATCCCGACGGCGGCGCAGATCGCGGACACGATGCTTGGCCGAAACCTGGCCGGCGGCAGCGACGGCGGGCGCACGGTGCGCGACGCGCTGCGAGCCAGCCGCAACAAGTCGGCGATCAGCGGCAGCACACTGACCATCTACCAAGAGGACGACGCGACCCCGGCGTGGACGGCAGCGGTCAGCACCGCTGAACGGGACGCCCTGCAGTCGATCGACCCGGCATGATCGGTGGGCTGCTGTTCCGGTACTGGGAGGGGGGCACAGCCACCCGTTCCGGGAACCCGAACGTCTACGTCAACTGGGCGCAGAAGAAGCGCCCGGAGCAGCGGCCGGCGCCAGACACCAAGCCCGCCGAGCCAGTCGTTCTCGTCCCGTTGCCTGCGCTCTGCCAGCCTGGGCGGATCGGCGTTGTGGGGACCGCCCCGGCCGCCCTCGTTCGGGCAGCACAAGCACAGCCGCAGACGTTGGTTGCCCGCGCTGCTGCCAGCGCGTGCGTGGCTGCGGCGTACCCGACCGGTGTTCGTGCGGCCCTACCGGACGCGCTCGTGGCTGTTGTCGGCGCCCCGACTGTGACGGCAGCACTCGACCCGGACAGCGCCCGACGACTGGCGATCATTGAGCACAACCGCCGGGCGATCGCAGCAATCGCGGCGGCGATGCTCGCGGATGACGACTGACCTTGTGATACAGTCGCGCGCATGAATTCGAGCGACCTGTCGTTCCTGGCCCGTTTTGCAAAGACACCGGAAGGACAGGCGCTACTGAGGATCTTGGAGGCCAGGCTGGCTTCCGTGAATGAGACCCTGCTGGGCACGGACGGCAACGACGTGTACCGGTTCCAGGGTCGGGCCAAGCAGCTCTTGGAGCTGTGCAAGGACATCACGGAAGCCGAACAGCGCCTCAACCGGAGCGTGCCAGCCAACAGGCCCCGGCACGCTCCGTAGCACGGGAATCGCGGTCATCGCATCCCACGAACCGACCCCCGGACGTTGATGTCCTGGATCGTGGAGAACCCATGACGGCCTTACCAGCCACGAGCGAAACCCGTCTTCCTCGTGCGATCGAGCAGATGAACGAACGTCTGCGCGCGAAGTACGAAACGAAGCCAGCACCGGCGGAACAATCCGCCACACCGGCCGCAGAAGCACCGGCCGCAGTCGAGCAGCCCCCAGGCGACCCCCGCGAGAGCGATCCCGCGTACTGGCGCCAACGGTTCAAGGTCACCGAAGGTGTCCTGAAGGCCGAACGGGAGAAGGCTCAGACTGCGATCAGCGCGCTGCGGCAGCAGATCAGCGAGTTGCAGGAACAAGTCCGGCAAGCCGCGAAGCCCAGCGAAGAGAAGATCGACCTCACGGCGTACTTCACGCCAGACCAGATCGAGCAGTTCGGTGAAGAGCACTGCCAGGCGATGGCCGAAGCAGCGCAGCGCGCGTCCAAGAAGCAGGTCCAGGAAGCCCTGGAACCGATGAAGGCCCGTCACAAGGCCGAAGAGCAGGACGCCACCGAGAAGCGCCAGCGCGACTACTTTGACGCACTGGCCGCAGAGGTGCCCGACTATCTGGAGATCGATCAGTCCGACGGCTGGCGCGCATGGCTCGCGCAGGAAGACCCGGCGACCGGCTTGGTCCGGCAGGACGTCTTGACCCAACACCACACCGCGCACAACGCGGCCAAAGTGGCGTCGATGTTCAAGAAGTACCTGAAGGAATCGAAGCCGAAGCCACCTGAACCGACGATCACGCCCCACGGCAGCGCCACCAACGCAGGTGGTCCGCAGACTTCGCAAGCTCCGGCGCAAGGCGCCCCGAGCCGCGCGGAGATCAAGGACTACTACAAGCGCGCATCCTTGGGCAAGGTGTCTGATGCTGAACGGACGAGCTTTGAGGCACGGTTGGCTGCAATGCACGGGGCTTGACCCCGATCCTGACACCACCGACCAAGGAGCACTGCCATGACTGGCGTTGCACGCACCTCCGGGATCACCGACTACGGTCTGGGATCCACCACCGGCTTCATCCCCGAGCTGTACTCGGGCAAGCTGGTCGAGAAGATGTACAAGACCACGGTGTTTGGCGAGATCGCCAACACCGACTACGAAGGCGAAGTCGCCGGCCTCGGCAGCAACGTCGTGATCCGTACCGTCCCCGACGTGACGGTGAACGACTACGTCATCGGCCAGGGCCTGTCCAACCAGTACCCGGCATCGACCTCGACCAACCTCGCCATCGACAAGGCGAAGGAGTTCTCGGTCGCGCTGAACCTGGTGGACATGAAGCAGTCCGACCTCGACATGGCGGACATCTTCGCCAACGAGGGCTCGATCAAGCTGCAGATCGCCGTGGACTCCGACATGCTGGAGACCATCCCGGCGCTGGTCCATGCCGACAACCAGGGCACCGCCGCGGGCGCCGACAGCTCCAGCGTCAACCTGGGCGACTCGACCAACCCCTACGGCCTGACCAAGACCAACATCGTCGATTTCATCGTGGACTGCGGCACCGTCCTCGACGAGCAGTCGGTGTCGGACGAAGGCCGCTGGCTGGTGCTGCCGCCGTGGGCTGTGGCGCTCATCAAGAAGAGCGACCTGCGCATCGCCTCGCTGTCCGGTGACGGGGTTTCGATCCTGCGCAACGGCAAGATCGGCGAGATCGACCGCTTCACGATCTATCAGAGCCGCAGCCTGCTGTCGCAGACCTCGCCCGGCCAGGCCCACTACGCCATGTTCGGTCACAGCGCCGGCCTGACGTTCGCGGCCCAGGTGGTCACCTGCGAGATGATCCAGAACCCGAACGACTTCGGGTTCATCGTCCGCGGCCTGATGGTCTACGGCTACAACGTCGTCGGCCCGCAGTACGTGGGCACCGCGGTCATCAAGCGCGGCTGATCGGCGTAAGATGGGGCCTTCGGGCCCTGTCTGACCCACCCAAACCAGGAGCTTCCAGATGAAGACCTCGAACCCCTACGCGCCGGGCATGTCGGTGAAGACCTCGCCCGCCGATTCCATCTCCAGCGCGCTGTCCATGGGCAATGGCAAGGCGAAGGCGCAGTACCACAAGCCGCAGCCGATCAACCGCTCGACGGGCGGTGGCTGCGGTGGCATGAAGCACCGCGCCTCCCCCGGCAACGACGGGCAGTGAACCTGATCGGCGCCTTCGGGCGCCGGTCCAACATCACAGGACGCCAAAATGGCCCTCTCGAACGCCGCGGCGATGGCCGCGCAACACGCAGCGATCAAGCGGCAGGACGTGCGCGCGCCGCTGCTCATCAACACCGATGACGCCCGGCTGATGCCGAACGTGCCGCGCATCCTGGCGAACCCGAAGTACCGCGTGTACCACGGCGATCCGAAGGCAGATCTCACCGCCCGCATGGCGTACCTGAAGTCGGGCGGGCAAGGCCCGGCCCGCGCAGTTGTGGCCGACGATATCACCCCGTTCGACGTGAACAAGGCCAGCAAAGACGAGCTGATCGCCTTCGCGGCCAACGAGTACGGTGCGGACCTCGACGCCGGCTCCGACATCCGCACCCTTCGCAAGAAGGTGGCCGAACTGGCTGACGCCGCTGGCGCCCTGGCCTGACCGACATGCTCGCTTCCGACATCCTCGCCCGCGTCCGGCACACGTTGCTGGATGCGTCCGGCGTGGCGTGGACGGACGCAGAGCTGCTGTCGTACCTGAACGGCGGGTTGACCCAACTCGTTTCCCTCAAGCCGGACGCCTACCCGAAGGTCGCGTC